TCTTCTAATAGTTTTTCAATATATAATCCACCATTTTTTGGTAAATGTATATATATTGCTTTTAAATCGTGATTTATTGAACACATATAATTATATATAATTATTATTTAAATAATTTATATAATTATTTAAATAATAATTATATATACATGTATAATATAAATTATGAACTCCGAATATTATTATGGAAAAAAATGCGATCCGATATTATCTCTTGAAGAACAACAAATTATTGTTAATTGGATTAATGAAAATTATAAATTATTGGAATGTAACGGACATAATAGATATAAAATTAAATTGTCTCTTTTGAAGGAAAAAATTGAAATACCTAATTGTATTTATGAAATTAAAAAACGAATAATTGAAGCTGAACTTTTGCATGATTTTGATTGCGAACCATTATTTGAGGATAGTATAGGTTATATGTTAAATGGTGCTAAATTACATAAACATACTGACCCAAATCATAATAACTTAGTTCATACTAGGTTTAATGTTTACGTTCAACTACCGTATGAAGGTGGATATCCAATTTATAATAATAATTTATATAAATTAAAAGAAAGAACCTATATTTGCTGTAGAGCAGGTATTGATTATCATGAATGTCAAGAAGTTAAAGGTGATAAACCACGAATTATGTTATCATTTGGGTTTTTACTACCTTTAGATAGAGTTAGTAAAATTATATATGATTATTAAATTATTAAATTACAATATTGTAAAGTTCTTCTAATTTTATTATAATACATTTCTTCAGTAAAATTAGAAATTAAATCTTCTTTAAAAATAATTGTATCTATTTTATCTATATTAGATTTATTTTTATAATAAATATCTAATTCCAAATGTAAAAATACAGGATCATTTTTATTAAAATCCCCTAATGTATTTAAATCATGATTATGTTTTCCATATTTTAATTGTATTGTATGAATTACATTATTTATATTATCAAATTCTTTGTGATTAACTATACTGTTAAGTGTAATATCATTATAATATATTATTTCTTTTGTTGAAGAATTATAATAAAACATATCTAAAAGAACACTGTGTAATTGATATAAGCTAGACGCGTTATTTATTCTATTAAAAATATGTTTAGCAATATCATCATAACATTTAAAATTATATTCATAATTAAAAATATTTTTATTAAAAACCGTATAATTATTTAATTGCATAAATAATTTAATTAAATATCTAAATCCGTGTATAAATCCACCTGAACTTTTTTTATAATCAAGAGATTGCATCAATGAACCTATAAAAAATAAATTTTTATTATTCGATGATTCATAATTATAATTAATTTTTGGAAGTTTATCATTTATTACTTTATCTACACTAAAATTAAATATACTACTATCAAATTTCCAACCCGTACAAAAAATGATTTCGTCAAAATATTCCAATTCACCTGTATAATATGAAGTCATTGATAAAGAATGTTCACATAATCTATATTTTTTATAATTAATATCACTCTCGTTATTATTTTGCTCTATTATATATTTATTTTTTTTAAATTTATCTATACCATTTAAACTTTTCAAATAGAATGTATCTAAAAATTTCATATAAATACTTCTTATATCACCTACATAATGAGAACTTATTGCGAATTCTTTTAAACTTCCTAAAATTATTATATTACTACAATATGGGTTTAAAGTATTTGCTAATTCATATGATGAATTACCACTTCCTAAAATAAGCAATTTTTTATTCTTATATTTATTTAAATTTTCTTTATCTAAAAAATAGTTTTTAGAAAAATCACTATAATGATTTATATTATCTATTACACGCAATGTTATATTTTCTGGCATATTTGACAATGATAATCCTGTTGCTATAATTAAATTATTACATGTGTATATTATATCTTTATTTTTGATAATAATTTCATATTTATTTTCTAATTTATTTATTATTTTTACGTCTGTATTATATTCAACATTAATATCATTATTATTTTTAAAATCGTTTAAATATTTGTGTAAATCAGATGATTTAGGGTAATAATCATCTGAATAATTAGTAAAACATAAATCTTCATCATTTAATAAAGAATTCCAATCATGTCTTAAATTAAAATCTTTATTTGTATTACCTGTATATTTTTTATTTATAGATATTAATTCTTTTGTGTGTGGAAATTTATCAAAAAAAGAACCAGTATTATCAGTTCTTTCTAAAATAATATAAGGAATATTATTTTTTTTATAAAAATATCCTAATTGAATGCCAGCTGGACCAGAACCAATAATTATATTTTCAATAAACATATTATATATATTATTAATGTGTTTATATTATTTTATATTTACTATATTTATAATGAGTAATTTTTCTATTTCATTTGAGGATATTAATAGTCAATATGATCAAACTGGTAATTTTAATTTTAAACATCCTCATTCAGAATCTCTTATTAATATAACATTTGAGGATTGTAAAAGTGATGTCGATAGATTTATTAAGGTTAACAAAATTATTAAATTATATAACAAAAAATTGTGTCTTATTAAAGATGATACAACAAGTGATACAATTAAAACAACACACAATAATTCTAATTATTATAAAAATATATTAAGTATAAAAAAATATTTAAATAAATAATAAATATTCATATAACAATATTATATGAATATTTTTTGGAAAATATTAAATGATGAAAATAATGATGAAAATAATGGCGAACCCGATCAATTTACTTTAGAAACAAATGAAAAAATAATAACTAAATTATCACAAATTAAAAAAAATATTCAAAATGATGCTACAACTATACAAAAATATAAAACTTATCATATTGTTCCTAATATAATTCATACAGATGTTTGTAATTTTATAATAGCTGAAAGTGAGAAATATGCTGAAAAAAATGGGTGGACTAACAATAGACACGCAAATTATCCTACTACAGATATTCCAATTATAAATATTCCAAATATTCGTGTTTTAATAGATAATATAATAAAATACGACATTTTAGCGTTATTTCAAAAATATTATAATATTAATAAATATTTTTTAGAATACAATGATATTTTTATTGTTAAATATGATAGTAATGCTCAAAATAAATTAGAAAAACACCGTGATGGATCTTTATTTTCATTTAATATACTATTAAATAGTCCAACAGAATTTATTGGTGGTGGCACTATTTTTGAAGTTGATGGAGTTAATACATTAGTAAATAATACTCAAGGAGGTCTTCTTATTCATAGCGGTCAATTATTACATTCTGGTAATGAAATAACTAATGGAAAAAGGTATTTATTAGTTGGTTTTATTAAATATTTAGCAAATTTTTAAATTATACTATTTAGTGATGCTTTTTAAATTTAAATTAAATACAGAAGTTATTGTATCTAACTTAGTTCCGTATGGGTCAAAAATATATAAAGTTATGTCCACTTTATAATATATCCATGACGATGTATTATTTTTATCAATATACATATCCATTATTATATGTGTCTCATATGTATAGCCATCATCAACTTTTGTTGTTTTAGCATCAGGAATAATGCTAATTTTTGTAGGATAATTACCATTAGCATCAGCAATAAATATTTTTTGAGGTATATACATAGGGCTTTCGCTTTCTCCATTTGTTTTTATATTTATAGTCATAGATGGAACATCAGGATATACTGTTCCAGTAGTAGTATCTGTTACATCATGTTGATTATTATAATCAGCAATAATAATTGAATCATTTGTTAATGTAACAGTACTACTTGGAGGTGTAGTTGTTAAAATATAAGAACTATCTAGTTGATTTATGTTAATATTAGTATCAACTGTCATTTCTATTGTTGTAGCTGGAAGAATAACTATATCAGGAGATTTCCAACAAGACCCCCAGTCATCTTCATATTTAACTACTAAAGTTTTCCAATCACACTTTAATGTTTTCCAGCTAACCCAACCTTTCTTCTTTTTTTTCCAACTACATGTAGATTTACCACCACTCCAACTTACATTTGGTTCATACGCGCATAATTTTGATCCTTCAATTGAATAAGGTGCTAGTGATCCTGAACCTGAAAAAGAACATTTATATGCGGTCTGAGTAGGAGTTTCATCAGGATTAGGATCTTTAGTAATATCATAAAAAAAAGGATTACTCATTATATATTAAATATATAATTATTTTAATATATTTTAAATTAATATATTATATTATATGCCACAAAAAATTTATGTCGTTAATCGTTTTTCTTCAAGATCACAAAATTTTGATCGTAGAAATAATTTAAACAATGATATTGATATTAATGAAATAATATCATCTGTTCGTTCAGATAAAGCTAATCAAGTTTTAAATAGTATGTCAAATATTAATGTTACTATTGAAAATGCTGAAATAGATGGAAATAATTTTAAATGTTATTTAGAATATACAAATAATGTTAATAGTATTCTAAATGTTTATAAAAATAATATATTAATTACTGATTATACATTTGATAGTTCTAGATATATACAAATACCTTTATCTTGGGATAGTTCAACATACTCTATTAGTGAAACAGATACATTAGATAATGTTGTTATATATATTGAAACTAACGCAAATGAATGTAAAATAAATTATTCATACAATTAAAATAAATTATTTATACAATTAAAATAAAATTGAAATAATTTAAACATATAAGTTTAAATTATTATAACACAAATATGAATACCTCAACCTCAAGTGACTTAGAACTTTCAAATAAATATCAGCAGAAGACCGATAAAGCTCATATTCTGGATAATCCAGATACATATATTGGATCTGTTGAACAAATTGATGACAATTTATGGATTCTTAGCGAAGACGGTACAAAAATTATTCAAAAAAATATAAAATATATTCCTGGTTTATTCAAACTATTTGATGAAGGCATCGTAAATTGTCGTGATCATGTTATACGTATGTTACAAGCTGTTACGAATAATGCTGAAAATGCCTTACCAGTTACTAATATTGATATATCTATTCAAGAAGATGGAACTATCATAATGATAAATGATGGAAATGGAATTGATGTTGCTCAGCATCCTGAATATAAAATATGGATTCCTGAATTAATTTTTGGACATCTCAGAACATCTACTAATTATGATAAATCCGAAAAAAAAATTGTTGGGGGGAAAAATGGATTTGGGTTCAAACTTGTTCTTATTTGGTCTACTCAAGGTTCAGTTGAAACCGTTGATCATATTAGAGGCTTAAAATATAAACAAGAATTCAATAATAACTTAGATGAGATTTGTAAACCATCTATTACTAAATGTAAAATTAAACCTTATACAAAAATCACATTTAAACCTGATTATGCGCGTCTTGGTATTGATGGGTTATCATCAGATATGATTTCATTGCTGAAAAAGCGTGTATATGATGTTGCGGCTATAACAGATAAAAGTCTAAAGGTTAAATATAATTCTACTTTAATTCCTATTAAAAATTTTCAACAATATATTGATTTATATATTGGAGATAAAGCAGTAGCACCAAGAGTATATGAAGAAGCCGGACCAAGATGGGAATATGCGGTAGCATTATCACCAAATAGTGAATTTATTCAAGTATCATTTGTTAATGGTATTCATACTGCTAAAGGTGGCAAACATGTTGAATATATTTTAAATCAAATTACCAGAAAATTAGTTGATTTTATTGAGAAAAAGAAAAAGGTTAAAGTAAATCCTAATAGCATCAAAGAACAATTGATCTTATTTTTAAGATGTGATGTTGAAAATCCAGCATTTGATAGCCAAACTAAAGATTATATGAATACACCTTCATCTAAATTTGGTTCTAAATGTGATGTAACTGATAAATTTATTGAAAAAATTGCTAAAATGGGTGTAATGGATGCTGCGTGTGCTTTAACTGAAGTAAAAGAAAATAAGGCAGCAAAGAAAAATGACGGAACCAAAACTAAAAGTATTAGAGGTATTCCTAAATTAACTGATGCCAACTGGGCTGGAACTGATAAATCAAAAGATTGTATTATTATCTTTTGCGAAGGAGATTCAGCTAAGGCTGGTATTATTTCTGGATTATCTTCTGAAGATCGTAATACTATTGGAGTTTATCCTTTAAAAGGGAAACTCTTAAATGTGCGCGGTGAAACAGCTAAAAAAATTTCAGAAAATAAAGAAATTGCCGAAATTAAAAAAATTCTTGGATTAGAAATTGGCAAAGAATATTTATCATTGGACCAAGTAGGTAATTGTTTGCGTTATGGTAAGGTTTTATTCATGACTGATCAGGACTTAGACGGATCTCATATTAAAGGATTAGGAATTAATTTATTCCAATCAGAATGGTCATCACTTGCTGAAATTCCTGGATTTATTGGATTCATGAATACTCCTATTTTAAAAGCAAACAAATCTAATCAAACTTTAATGTTTTATAATGATGGTGAATATGAAGAATGGAAATCTGCGAATGATATTAAAGGTTGGAACATAAAATATTACAAAGGATTAGGAACTAGTACAGGTAAAGAATTTCGTGAATATTTTGAACAAAAAAAGATTGTTGGTTTTGAGCATAATGGAAAACCTAGTGATGATGCGATTGATATGGTTTTTAATAAAAAACGCGCTGATGATAGAAAAGAATGGTTAGAAGATTATGATAGAGAATCTTATATTGATACTAATAAATTAACTGTGTCGTATGAAGATTTTATTAGCAAAGAATTAATTCATTTCTCAAAATATGATTGCGATAGAAACATTCCTAACTTGATGGATGGTCTTAAGACTAGTTTGCGAAAAATATTGTTTGCGGCATTTAAGAAGAACTTGGTAACTGAAATTAAAGTATCGCAATTTAGTGGTTATGTTTCTGAGCATTCTTGTTATCATCATGGTGAAGCTAGTTTAAATGGCGCAATTGTTGGAATGGCACAAAATTTTGTTGGTTCTAATAATATTAACCTTCTAATACCATCAGGACAATTTGGATCAAGATTAAAAGGTGGAGATGATAGTGCGTCTGAAAGATATATATTTACTCAGTTAAACCGAATCACACGTTCTATCTTTCCTCAAACAGACGATGCTATTTTGAAATATTTAAATGATGATGGAACACCTGTTGAACCTATATTTTATGCTCCAATTATTCCCATGATTCTTGTTAATGGATCTAAAGGAATTGGAACTGGTTTTAGTACTGATATTATGAGTTATAATCCTCTTCAAATTATTAATTATTTGAAATCAAAGTTGAATTCTGAAGAATATAATTTAGATTTTATTCCATATTATGAAGGGTTTCAAGGAACAATTGAAAAAATAAGTGAAACTAAATTCTTAATAAAAGGTCGTTACGAAAAAGTTGGACCTGATAAAATTAGAATCACTGAATTACCAGTTGGATATTGGACAGAAAGTTTTAAAGAACATTTGGAAGAACTTATTGAGCCAGGCGTTGATAAAACAGGCAAAAAGATTGTGTCAATTGTAAAAGATTATGATGACATGAGTAAAGATACTACAATTGATTTTACTGTTACACTTCAAAAAGGTAAAATTGAAGAATTAGAGGCAACAAGTGCTGATCATAATTGTAACGGAATAGAAAAATTATTTAAATTGTATACAACTAATACTAATACAAATATGCACTTATTTGACGCAAATGATAAACTGAAAAAATACGAAAAGGTTGAAGAAATTATTAATGATTATTTTGAAACACGATTACAAATGTATCAAACTAGAAAAGATTATATGATTGATGCTATAGAAAAAGAATTAGTTTTACTATCAAATAAAGCTAGATATATTAAAGAAAATTTGGATGATACAATTGATTTAAGAAAAAAGAAAAAAGAACAAGTTATCCAAATGTTACAAGAAAAAGGATATGATATTATTGGTGATGATGTAGAATATAAATATTTAATTAAAATGCCAATGGATTCAGTTACTGATGAAAATGTAGAAAAAATATTCAGAGCACGAGGTGCTAAAGAAGTTGAACTTGAAACCATTAAATCTACAACTATCAATCAATTTTGGTCTTCTGAATTAGATAGTTTGAGAGAAGAATACATTATGTATAAAGAAGAAAGACAACGGCTTACAAATGGAACAGAAACTAAAAAGAAAACAAAAGTTGTTTCAAAAGGAAATGTAGTTAAAAAATCTGTTAAAAAAGTTATTATTGATGATGATAATTAGATGTATCTATTCGCATCAACATATATTGCTAGTAACATTGGAAATTGCCATGTAGTAAATACAGTATAATAATCTTTGTTTTTAAAAATTAATACATCAATAAAAAAATAAAAACTTATTAGTAAAACTATTAGTAATAAAAATTTAAAAATTTTTTTAATTATATTTGACATTAATATAATTAAACGCATATTTTATTTTTTATTTTATTTTATTTTATTTTATTTTATTTAGAACCAAGGTTTCAAAACTAATTCACGATCACTATTATCTGCCATAACAGGATGAGCTATTGGCACTACTAGTGTGCTTGCATCATCTATGTATTTCATATATCCTTGTGCCTCACTATAAACTTGTTGAATACAGAAATTCAAAACCATTTTATTTAGTTCCTCTATTTGTTGTTGTATATTATTTATTTGATTAGAAGAATTTTGTAAAAAAACACTTCGCATTATAATTTTCAAAGAATCACAATCTTGAGGACCTATTGTATATTGACCATTTGACTTGTGATATACTCCTGCTCTTATTCCATTTTGTAATATCTGAATATTAGCTCGGGAGAAATACATATTTGATAATGGGGTTTCATCCCAAAGACCCTCAGTCGGATTCCTAAATGTAGTACATTGATGTGCTGGTATTTTATCATACATTTCAAATAAGGTTGAAGTACTTGGAGTTTTTATATCCACTCTTCCATTTGATACTCTTCCATTTGTTTCTCTTCCATTTGATATTGATTCTCTTTGATTTAAACTATTCATTTATATTACTTAAATAGAAAAATTATATATATTTATTTTATATAAATGTCAGGATTTCAAAAAATTGTTTTAATTATTGCTTTAATTATTTTAATTATAACTTTAGTTGTAATGGGTTTTATTTTAAGATCAACCACTAGAGGAACCTGGCCACCTCTAGTTCCGGTTTGTCCTGATTGGTGGATAGCCGACGGTTCTGGAAATAATTCTACATGTATAAATGTAAAAGATTTAGGCGTTTGTCCCGCACAATCTGGAAAACATCAAACCATGGATTTTAATAAAGATATGTTTACTGGAGATAATGGCACGTGTGCTAAATATACTTGGGCTAATAATTGTAAAGTATCTTGGGATGGTATTACTTATGGTATAGAAAATCCATGTAATGATGAAGATGAAGAAGACGATGAATAAAATTGTATAAATATTTTAATATATAAAATTGTATAAATATATAAAATTATTAATATATAATTTTATATATAATGAACAAAAATCAAATACAAAATAGATGTAATAATATTTTAATTTATATCAAAAAATTACCAACTGATTTAATTAATACAATAAAAAAATATATTTCAAATAATAATTTAATATTTATAAATCGCCCAAATTATATATCAAACCATTATTTAATAAGAGATTTAATACCAAGAAATAATTTTGAACTTTATATTAGAAATATTGTTTATCGGGATTTTGATTTTATTTTTAATCAAATTATTCAAGAAAATTATTTAAAATGGTTTGAAATTAAACAATATTTATATAAAAATATTATTTATAAAAATTATATTTATTTTATTAAAGATTATTGTATTGAAAATAATTCAGAAAAATGTAGAATTATGATTAATAATTTTCTTGAAAAACTTGGTTTATGTAAAAATCAACATAAAAAGAATATTCATAAACATATAAGATGGAAGACTTAAATTTTAATAAAATTTTAAATAGAGAAGAAAAAGCTTCAAATATTAAAGAAATACTTACTAATTTTGAGCTTAATAAAAATAATCTTCTTTTTAAAAAAGGTATTTACGTTTATGGTGATCCCGGCTCAGGAAAAACTACATTTGTTACTAATATATTAAAAGAAATGAATTATGATATTATCAAATATGATGCGGGCGATATCAGAAATAAATCTATTATTGATAATATTACTAAACATAATATGTCTGATAAAAATATTATGAGCTTATTTAACAATAAAATCAAAAGAATAGCAATTATTATGGATGAAATTGACGGAATGAACAATGGAGATAAAGGCGGAATCAATACTCTTATTAAACTCATTCGCCCAAAAAAAACAAAAAAACAAAAATTAGAGGAAGTTTCAATAAATCCTATTATTTGTATTGGAAATTATCATATTGATAAAAAAATTAAAGAACTCATGAAGGTTTGTAATGTAATTGAACTTAAAACACCCAACTTAACACAAATTTCCGGTATAATAAAAACATTAATCCCTACAATTGAAGATAATTTTAGAAACAAAATTATTAATTACGTTCAAGGTGATATTAGAAAATTAAATAATATTTATAGTATTTATGTTAATAAAAATGATATTTTTAAAATTGATATTATTGAAAATATTTTTCAATTAAAATCATATAATGATGACACTAAGAAAATTACTAATAAACTTATTAATAATAATTATAATATTGATGATCATCTTACAATTATGAATGAAACCGATAGAACAATTGTAGGCTTATTATGGCACGAAAATATTATTGATGTACTCGGAAAAATGGATAAAAGTACTTCAATTCCTTTTTATATTAAACAATTAGATAATATGTGCTTTTCTGATTATATTGATAGAATTACATTTCAAAAACAAATTTGGCAATTTAATGAAATGAGTTCATTAATTAAAACTTTTAAAAATAATAAATTATATCACGAATCTTTTAAAAAAAAACAAAAATACAATCCTAGCGAAGTTAGATTCACCAAAGTCTTAACCAAATATTCTACTGAATATAATAATTCTTTATTCATTCAAAACTTATGCCAGCAGCTTGGGATGGATAAAAAGGATTTGTTCTCATTTTTTCTTGAATTGAAAAATAATTATGATGATAATCAGCTTGTAATATTATTTGAAAATTATGAAATAACAAAATTGGATATTAATAGAATATATAGATATTTAGATAAATATACTAAAGAAAATGCAGCGGATGATGATATTATTGTTGATAATGATGATGATAGTATTTGTGATTAGCTTTATTAAATATATTTTATAAAATAAGTAAATAACAATTATATTATTTACTTATTTGGATTTATTTATACTTTCGCGACATTTTTTTACCTTTATTTTTTCGTCTTCTTTTAGTTCCTGCCACATAATTAGAAGAAAAGTTTATTTTATATTCTTTAATAATATTTTGTACTTCATCTCTAGAATTAGCATCATTTAATTTTTGTTTAATCATCATCCAATCTTTTTTAGTATCACCCTTTTTAATATTGTTATCTAAAAGGGTAATAATTCTACCAAACGCAAGAGTAACACGACCAGAATTACCATCATTAAACTTATCAGTTTTATCAAGTACCCAAGTTTTCATAACTGGTTTTGTTTTTAATATAGGTTCTGGTAAAATCTCCATTATTTCTGTAGTAGAACTAGAAATAGATCCGGGATTTTTCATTTCATTAATTTGTTGTTGGATGCTATCTAACTGGGTTTGAATATCTTCAATTTGCCCTCCTCCTCTTTTTCTAGAATGACGAGTCATTTATAATATACATATATTTATTATTTATTTATTTTAAAGTTTAGATTTAACTTTTAATTGGTTTATTACATTTAATCTAAATTGTCTCTTATTTTCCCATCTTGTTTTAATAAGATCGTCTAAAGTTACATATTGATGTCTTTCATATTGTGCGGGGCTATCATAAAATAATGTAAGATTACATTGACCAGACGATAACATCGTTTTAAAAAACAAATCTTCATCCATTGTACCAACCTTGTATTTATAATATTCACCTGTTTCCGCATTTCTAATTTGCGAACCAGGACTACCTGAACCATACATACCCATTTCAACATTTTTAATATTTCCATTATAATCTACAGTTTTTTTCTCGAACTTATGATATCCTCTATTTAAACTTTGAATTTTTTTTAATGTATCACGTTGTTTTTGGTTTTGACTTTTATTATTATCATCATAATCATTCAAATTAGCAGGATTATATCTATCATCATATTCCATTTTATTAATATTAAAATTATATCTTTAAATATTAATTATGTTTAAATATTAATGTATTTTATTTAAATATTTTATTTATTTTGATTGCTTAGTTTTTTCTATTTGATCCTTTATTATTTGTCGTATTTTATCTTCCAAATATTTTACCTTATCTTTTAATAACTTATTTTCCATAGTTAATTCTTGAATAATTACTGTCATCTGATTCATTTGATTCTGATTCTGATTTAAACCATACATTTGATTAACCTTATTTATTGTATCTTGATATTCATTTTGTTTTCTTTCATGCTCTATAATCATTTCTTCTCTTTGTTTTTGTATTTCATCTAATTGTTTTATTACATCCGGTTTATTTTCTGGTCTTCCTGGTTCATACGTTTTTAGTAAATCATCAATATCTTCCATAAAAAATTTAATCAAATCTGGTTCTTTTATAAAATCTTCCACCTTTTTATCCGAAACACACATATATTGATTTGGATTATCTAATAAACTTTTCTTATCAAAAGAATTATGCTCATGTGAAAATACCAAAATTGCCTTCATTGGATTTAACTGAACAAATGGAATTGTATAACCTTTTAAAAAATGTCTCTCTTCAGCTACCGCCGCATTATCTTCAAAACTTGTCTCCTTTAATAATTCTTTTCTAAAAGCAAATGTAGCCGCGGTTGAATGATTTGGACCATAAGGACCAAACTGATACATTTTTTGTATATGTTTAAAATAAATATATATTTCACTTGATCCCGCGCATAAAGCATTTGGGCTAGTTCTTAACATATCTACCGCATGACTTACTCTATCCGCAGGATAATAATCATCATCATCCATATTTAATATTATATCTCCTGAAGCCTTTTCATGCGCTAAATTTCGTTTTTTTCCCAACATTAATTTTTCATCATATTTAAAATATTTAACCTGAGGAATATGCTTTACCAAATCTTCTATTTTATCTGTACCATCGTCAATTATAATCCATTCCATTTTATCTTTTGGATATGTTTGATTTTCAAAACATTTAATTATATAAGCAAAAAATGGTCGCCTATTAAATGTTGGCGTACATATACTTACAAATGGTCTTTTACCAAGTTTTGGAGCTTTCATTATTATTAATATAAATTACAAGTAATATTTATATTGTAATTTATATAACTATTATTTTTTCCTGTTTTTAATTTCAATTAATTTTTTTACCTATTTTTTTAATTTCATTTACTAATTTTTTTCCACCACCACTCCATGGCATCATAGAACTTATAAATCCCTTTGATTCAACCTCTTTCGCAACTTTACATGTTTTTTTTGCTTGATTATAACTTACTACCTTAGATAAATGGTCTTCATTTATTGGTTTAAAAATATCAATCGATAATATTCCAAAATATATTAATACTACAGTTAATATTGATAAACCTCCTACTAATCCACCCAATGTGGCAAAAGCGCATAATATAACAAAAAATGTAATTATTGATGTTACCATTATTTTATTATATTTAAATACATCCATAATTATTGATAAAACTGAAACAACTTTATTATCCATTTCACCTTTACAGCTTAATATTGTAAATACACTAATAATCATTACTAATGGTGCTATAAATGGAATAAATGGTATTATTAATAACCCTACCAATAAAATAACAACAAATAAAACTACCAATAAAGAACCTGTAAATAATTTAATTAGACCTAGAGAACTTTCCCATTTTGGATTACCTGTATCACTTGTATTTAAATTTTCTGAAAAAAACCAAGACATTTTATAAAACCATAAGTATATTACATAAAAGAACTCTATTAAAAGTAGAATTGATGTATATAACATCATTATTATTGGACCAAAAATAATTATTAAAAACTCAGGAGTTTGATTTAATAAATTTAAAAATGTATTTAAGGCTGAAAAATTAAATGTAAATAAACTCTCCATAATTGAAATAAAATAATTTACCAAAAAATGAGAATCTGGTTTTTGCTTATAATCTCTTAAAATGTCTAAAATAGTATTTTTATTGTTTTTTGAATAAGGAAATGATATTTTTTGAGATAAAGCAGGATCTTTAAACATAGTTTCAAAAATATTTATTTGAATCGGTTGAATATTTGGTTCACGACTTTCATATGGCATACATTTTTCATCTGTCGGTAAAATATTTGATTGAGCTATTTTACATGCGTATAATACACTACTTCCAAGAGAGAAATAAATAAGTAATCCTACTACAATTATTAGTAATGATATTAAAAATTTACCTATATCCTTCTCAAAGTTCTCTTCTGATTCTGTATCTTCACCCTTTTTTTCATCAATTGCTGAGGTATCACTTGTAGATGTCATTTATTCTTATATTAATAATATAAAATTATTTTAATTTATTCTATTTATTCTTCTTGTACAAATTATTTTATTTTTTATAATATTTTTTATAATTATTATTTTTATAATATTAGATAATATTATATGAATTTTTCAAAAAATCAATACACTATTATTTTATTTGCTTTAATTAGCTTTTTACTTTTAATATATATTTTTAAATGGATAAATTATTTAGTTATAAATAAATATATTACAAAACCATTTATTGAAGGATTTGATCCAAATACCCAACTTATTCGTGATACTGGCACTCCAGATACTACACATAATGTTGATGTACCATTAACAACTACAACTAGTTGTAAAAATATGTGTGGTCCTCCTAATCGTTGTTCAATTACTGGACAACAATGCCTTTCTGATATTGATTGCCCTGGTTGTCAACCACTAGTTCCACCTCTTAAACCTAATGATGAATTACAAATTATTGGCGATGATGATGCCGGTAAATTATCTTTTGGAGTTACATCTAATTATTCTTCTCTAACTACTGGGTTTGGTACTCAATCTAGAATTTATACTTCGGATAAATTTGAAAAACCGGCGGCTCCTAATTTAGGTACTAATACATGGTCAAAAAAATTTAATGAAGACCGCAAATTATTTGATGATAGATATAAACCATCTGGATTAAAAAATATGCCTTCTTATGATGAGCGTTATTCTATTACGGGTGATTTTGTTGATGAAGGACCTCTAGCATCTAACGCTTATCTTAATTAAAAATAATTTTTTAATTGTATTATTTTTAATTTTAATTTTATTTTTTTTAATTTTTCTTATCAATCGTAATTGTTTTGGCTATTTTAGAAATTATTTTATCCGCTTTTTCATCGTCGTTATCTCCTGAACCTCCCATGGCCTCTATTACAATATGATTGTATTGATCACTCTTTTTGGACTCGCTATAAATACAATCCGGATACTTTTTCCTCCATTCTGGGAGAGCACAAATGTTTTTATGCGCAATGGTCCTTATAGCCTTTTTTAATTTGTTATTATTATCATCTTCTTTTGCCCATACATTTGCGTCTTTTACAAACAAGGATGACCTTTTTAAATCATTACAATGAACAGGTCTCATATTTTCATCTAAGGCATTAAGATGTTTAATTATGAGTTTGGACATTCCATTGACATATCCAAGCTCACCAATGCTTTCAATGTCAGATAATGAGATCTTAATAGAATCCACAAAATCCATTATATTCATGGCATCTTTACATGTTTCATTTAAAAATACCTGAAGATTAAAAGTTTTGTTATTTGAATTGGTCATTGAATTATTTATATTTGTTGTATTATTATTTTTTGACATTTCCATCATTATTTTATTTTGTTCAAGTAATAAATCTTTAAATTCTTGATTTTGTTGTATGATATTCAATATTAATTCACATGATATTTCTGGTGTTTGTTCAATTATTTTTTCTTCATTTATATTTATATTTATATTATTACATTTTTTTTTATGACTCCATAATCCAACACGTGATTTATAAATTTTATTACATTTTGTACAATTATAAATATTGGAACTTTCTGAACTAAAAGTGTTAGTAAGTGTTAGATTTTTATGTTTAGATGTCAATATGTGTCTATCATACTGACTTTTTCGTGATGTAGAGTAGTCACAAATATTACAACTAAAAATATCTGGAACTTTCGGAACTAAATTTGTTAACATTTGTTATATATATTGTTAACAAAAAAAGTTCCTAAACTATTTTTTAAATAAATAATAAAATAATATGATAACAAAATAAAAAGTTTTTGAAATGTCGTGACACGATAATTTTCAATTATGCAGCCAATCCGATGTTTTTCCAAAAGTCTTAAGGTCCTTTTCAAAAATGGACATTTATAAATGTCCAAAATCGATTTCCCTTTTGACTTTCCCAGACATTTTTCTATGATTTTAGAATATATATTGGAAAAGTGACTTAAAGAAGTTTATATTATATATTCTAAAAGTGGCTTAAAAAGGTTATTTTCTAAATTGTAACCCAGATTTTCCGCAATATTTATCGTCTGTTCTACAAGAATTAGCATAAAAATAGACTGGTCCTAATGTATTTGGCAAGAAATACCCATTTATTTTACATTTACCCAAATCTGGATATTCTTTGTTATCTTCTATATGTTTAATAAAATTTTTACAATCTATACATTTTGGTAATAGATCTTTTGAAGATGTGACTATTTTTCTGATTTGAATCATTATTTAATTAATTAAATAATTATTTTTAAGCTATTTATTTTATTACATAAAATCTTTTAAATTTTCATTTGATTTATATGTATACCAACATTTTGTTTCGATACACCATCTTCCACCATTTTTTTTTATAAATTCTCTTTGTTCGTAAGCCTTTTGTTTTTTTAAAAGAGGAATTGATTTATATAATTCATAAATTGTATTGTCAAGTGTATACCAAGCCTTCTTTTCTTTATCAAAAATACAATTATTTTCTTTGGCTATATATTTATTATCATATGATATTTCTAAATAATATCTTATTTCTGAACATTCTGAATAATCTGGCAATTCATCTTCATATTTATTAGAAATACGCATAAATAATGATATTTTTTTAGTATTATTAGTTTTTTGACATGAAATAAAATCATCTATATTTGAAATTATAATACATTTATCTCTAGCTCTAGATATAGCAGTATATATAGATGCTTTTTCAAGAAATGATGTTTGTGGTTCAATCAAAACAATTACATTAGGATATTGGCTACCTTGAGATTTATGAATAGTTATAGCATAATTTGGAACAAATTCTTCATACAAAACAGAAGCTCTTATTTCTTCAGGTTTATCATCCGGTCCAGAATATTTAATCATTATTTTTTCACCATCATAGTCTAAAATTTCAGCTTCTTCTCCATTTGCTCTAAAATTATCACCATAATCATTTTCAGTTCTAACAATTTTGTCTTTTACACGAAATAATAATTTATCATCATATCTTGAATTTGTTGGTATTTCATCAAATTCCATTTCATTATTACGAGGATTAAATATGTCTTGAAGAATTTTATTTATTTCATTTGTATTAAACTTATATTTTGAATCTTTAAAAGGTGTAATAAATTTAGTATTATTTTTATTTAAATTATTTTGTATTACAAATTGTTTTAATGATTCACCATTAATTTTATCATTAAATATAAATTCTTCACTAGGTATCATTCGCATTGTGTCATCACAAAAATCAGTTTGTACTATTTGATTATTTTTACTCATTTTCATTATATTATTAACTAAAGCTCCGGCATTTTGCCTTTTAATTTTTGTTAATTGTGTAACTTCAAAGAAGCTTGAATTTATAATATTTTTTAATACAGTTCCAGCAGCAATTGAAGGTAATTGTTGAATATCACCTAATAATATTAGTCTTGACCTAAAATTTTTACACATTTTTAATATATCATAAAATACAATTGTATCAATCATAGATACTTCATCTATAATTATTAATTTTGGCTTATTTTTATAAAGACATTCTTCATCACAATTACAACATTCAGGCTCTTCATGAGAAATAATATTTTCAAATGTTTTATATAATGCTCTATGACATGTGCCTGAAATATTTTTGTTGTAATGCTTATCTAGTATATTTTTTTGTAAATTAATAAATGCTAATCCAGTTGGTGCCATTAATGAAATATTTTCTGGATTAATATATTTATCTACCATTTCAATTTCTTCATTACTATTCTCATTTTCTTTAAATAATTTATTTAAAACCCAAGTTAAACATCTAATTATTTCGGTTTTTCCAGAACCAGGAGGTCCTGTTAAAATAAAACAATGATTAATAATCCCTTTTATAACAGCTTCTCTTTGTTCTTTTTCTAACCTGTATTCCATATTATTACGTTTATTTTGTGTTTTTATTTCAAAATTGTTTATTAGAGAATTTATTTTATCTTCATCAAACACAAATGATTCACCATTATATAAATTAATCATTAAATCAGTCATATCTATTTCTATTTTTAAAAGATAATTTGTTGTTACATAATTATCACCTTCAATTCTTTTATTAATCATAAAAGAATTTATAAATGTAGTATAACTATTATGGTTTTCATTTCTATTTTCACAAAATTCTTTAAAATATTTATCATATTCTGTTTTAATAATATAAAATGATTTATTTTTATTAAGAAACAAATCATACGACCAAGCTTTACACTTTATTTTAAAATCTATTATTAAACCAAATTCATTACATATAGATTCTGCTTTTTCGAATGATATTAATTGATATTCTTCTGTTATAAAATTAAATGGATTTTCATATATAAAATGTAGTTGTAAATTTGAGTTTTGAGATTTTTTTAAATTTTTTTCTATTTTATTTAATTGACACATTTTGAGTTTACAACGTTCAAATAATATTTCTATATTTTTTTCTACATCATCAATATTTAAAAATTTAAATCGTGATGATGTTTTTTTATTTAAATAATTTACACTTGAGTTATATCTATCGATAAATTTTAAATAAGAAATAGTTTTTTCTTGTTTTTGTTTTTCTATTGTAGTTATTTTTGAATGATAAGCATCAATAATTTTTGATTCGCTATTATGCTTGTTAATATAATCTATTTCATACTTAAGATTATTATCAAAAATAACATTTTTTATAAAATAATAATCTTTATAAAATTTTATAAGTTCATTTTTATCATGAGGAGCAGCTTTTAATTTATTTTTGTCTATTGTTAAAATTTCAGACGCATTTAATAATCGAATAGTAGCAAAATTAGTTTTTGGTAAACTAATAATTTGACCTATTTTATTATCATATATAACAGTTGTTCCATTTTTTAATGGTCTATTAATTGTAAACATTTGATTTAATTATATATTATGTATATAATATATAATTAAATCATTTCAATTTTATATTATTATTTTATTTTATGATACCATCTAAGTAGCATACATTAATCCGGCGTTTCCACCTACAAATGTAACCATATTAATTCTTTCTTCAAATAAAATAAGATTGAAATTATAATCATAAATTCTCCATGTAGGTTTGTTTATACCTATTATATCACCTGTCTCAGGGTCACAAATTGTTAAACTTTGCGCCAAAGGATCTAATTGCGGAATAATTGTTGTAAACTCAAACTCTATTTGATTAAAACGATTCATATTTATCGCACCTGATGGCTGTAAATTATATGGTGATGTATCTAAACAAAAATTGTAACAATATAAACCTTCTGGCGCATTACTAGCGGTTCTTGTATATTTTTCAATATAATTATAAACTCCCGCGGGTTGGATGTTCTCTCTATACTGACCATCAAAAAGGATTCCAAGACCTATTAATATTTGTTTTATATTCTGCATACTATAATCTCCTGTAATCATTAGACCAGTTAATCCCCCCCAAGGATTTAGACCTGGACCAAGAGTTGATGGAGTTGGTGGTGGTGGTGTTGGATTTGGATTCGGATAATCGCCTGCCGTAGGTGCTAATATTAAATCATTTGGAATATAATTATAAGGCCAATTTGTATAATTAGACCATTCATTTCTTAAATTCGCATCACTACGCTGTAAATACCACATC